ACAATTCCAGGGCCGCACCATCCTCTCCAAGGCAGGGAGACTTTACAAGAAGTCTCCTGCCCCCTCCTTTCAGCGCTACACAGCTCAAGACCGTTTAGCAGTAAGCATAGAGTACTATCCACCATCAAAAGCAGCCAGGGACTTGGACAACCATGCCAAGGCAGTGCTTGACCTCTTGATGCACTGGGGAGTTTTCCCAGATGATTCGCAAGTAGATGAGCTGCATTTGTATCGTAGAGATATCCAACGCCCAGGCAGAGCTGAAGTAACGATTAGCAAATTATGAGCAAAGGCAATGTCTATCGTGAGTTTCTGGAGCGTTATTACGATGACCCCAATGGGTTTGTCATTAACGTACTGAAGGTCACCCCTCAGCCTTGGCAATCCCAACTACTAGACCAGTTTGCACGTGGTACACGGAGATGCAGTTGTGCGGCAGGCCACGGGGTGGGCAAGAGTGCAGTAACGTCCTGGGCCATGCTGTGGTTTCTGCTGACAAGATACCCCATCAAGCTGGTAGCCACGAGCCCTACCCAGAGCCAGCTTTTTGATGTGCTGGCTGCTGAGGTCAAGCGCTGGATTACAGAGCTTCCAGAGGCTCTGAGAGAGCTTTTAGTAGTCAAGAGTGAGCGCATTGAGTTGGCAGCATCTCCTACAGAGGCTTTCCTGAGCTTCAAGGTGAGCCGCAAAGACCAGCCCGATGCCATGCAGGGAATCCACTCAGCTACAACTTTTTTATGCGTAGATGAGGCTGCTGGAGTGGATGAGGCTGTATACGAAGCAGCCTATGGCAGTATGACGAGCGCAAACGCCTACATATGCTTAATTGGCAACCCCACAAGAAGCACAGGCTACTTCTTTGACACGCATCACGTGAACAAGGGCACGTGGTACACAATGAACGTCAGCTGCCTCGACTCGCCAATGGTGAGCCCAGACTTCATCACAGAGATGAGGGACAAGTACGGCAAGGAGAGCAACCAGTGGCGTACTCGTGTCTTGGGGTTATGGCCTACGGTGGATGATGACACGGTCATCCCCCGTGGCTTAGTGGAGGATGCAGTCAGCCGTAGAGTCAAGGTTCCGCATGACTACCCAACCATCTGGGGCCTGGATGTAGCCCGTATGGGTGCAGACAAGTCAGTGCTGGTGGAACGTCAGGGCCGCAAGGTAACGAAGATACAGAGCTGGGAGAAGCTGGACTTGATGACCCTGGCAGACAGGGTTGACCACTTGTATCAGGATGCAGAGCAGCAGCCCATAGAAATATGCTGTGACAATATCGGTTTAGGAGCTGGTGTAGTGGACAGGTTGCGTCAGCTGGGTGTGCCAGCAATAGGCATCAATGTCAGTGAGACCCCCAGCAAGGCGGACACTTACGCCAATAAGAGAGCAGAGCTCTGGTTTACTTGCAGAGAGTGGCTTGGAGGGGAAGTAGAGTTACCAGACCATCAGCAGCTCGTAGAGGATTTAGTGGCTCCACGGTTTGAGTACAAACCCAATGGCACATTAGGGCTGGAGCGCAAGGAAGTCACAGCCAAGAGGCTCCGCAAGTCACCGGACTTTGCGGATGCTCTTTGTCTAACCTTTGCGAGCCCGATGTTGGACAGCAGTGGCTATATTCGGAACAAACGCAAACCTGAGCGCAGAAACGCAGGAGTAGTCGCATGAGCCTGACCCAATGCCCAGAGTGTCAAGGGCCGCTAGCACCACCTACAAGAGCCTATCCAGCATTGCATTGCGAAGCGTGCAACAAGGAATGGTTTGAAGTTGATATCCCAGAGAAGGAACCCAATGGCTGAGTACATCCCACTAGACGAAATAAGCTTCCAGGCTTGGGTCAGTAACACGATTACAGAAAGTATTGACTACATTGACACGGAGCTCTCTCCAGACAGAGCTCGTGCCATGCGTTACTACCTGGCAGAGCCCTTTGCAGACAGTGGAGACAATCCGGTAGAGCAGGAAGGCAGAAGTCAGTACCAAGCAAAGGAGATACATGATGCGGTGCAGCAGTGTCTGCCCAGCATCATGCGTACCCTCTTCTCAGCTGAGCATGTAGTCGAGTTTGAGCCCAGACAGGCTGATGATGTTCCATTGGCACAACAGGCAACGGAGTACTGCAACTATCTTCTCAAGGATAGACTTGATGGATATACATTGCTGGACACTGTCATCAAGGATGCCCTCATCAAGGGAGTAGGAATTGCGCAAATTTGGTACGAGGAACAGGTAGAGACCATAGTACGGGAGCTAAGTGGCATCAGCCAGGAAGTAGCAGCTGCAGTAATGCAACAGGGCCAGTGGGAGATTACGAGCTCCAGCCAGAGTGAGGATGGGCTATTCAACCTGACCCTGAGCAAGACCAGCTCCAAGGGGAAGGTATGCGTAGATGCCGTACCACCAGAGGAGTTCCTCATCAACAGAAATGCAGTCAGCCTCAAGGATGCAAAAATCCTGGCACGTAGACAAAGGCTCACCGTCAGTGACCTTGTGGACATGGGCTATGACCCTGAGCTCGTGATGCAATACGCTGATGTGGATGACACCTACAAAAGCAATGAGGAGTGGCTCCTACGAAATCCAACCTGGAGGGAAGAAGAGCAGACAGAATCAGACCCAGCAAATAGAGAAGTGCTCTACATTGAGGCCTATGTGAATGTGGACTTGGATGGAGATGGCAGAGCAGAGAGACGCAAAATCTGCTGCATGGGTAGCGCCTACAACATCGTGCGCAATGTAGTGGTAGATGACCATCCCTTTGTAGTATTCCGCATGAGCTGCCTACCCCATCATTGGAGTGGCGAAAGCCTATTCGATGAGCTGGCAGACATTCAACGCACCAAGAGTGCAACCATGCGCAACATGCTGGACTCGCTGGCATTAGCAACGACCCCCCGTGTGGCGTATGTTGAGGGACAAGTGGACTATGCTGAGCTGAGCAATGATGAGGTTGGAGCTTTGATAGCTATGCGTCAACCTGGAGCCATCCAGCAGCTCACCATTGACTACGTAGGCCAGCAGGCCCAACCCATGTTGGAATACCTCGACAGAGTCTCCCAGAAGCGCACAGGGCTTACTGATGCGTCTCAGGGCCTGGATGCTTCCAGCCTCCAGAGCACTACTGCCATAGCAATAGATAGCCAAGTCAAGGCAGCTCAGGCACGCCTGGAGCTCATCACCCGTACCCTCATTGAGACAGGCATCAAGCCATTGTTTGAGAAGATGTTGCTCTTGATAACCTACCATCAAGACCAGCAGGACATGATGATGCTGCGAGGGCAGTACATCCCGATAGACCCTAGTGGCTGGCCTCTGATG